TAATCTCCCGGTACAGTTTTTGTAACTCTTCTAATAAAATAACTTTTATTATCTGGAATTTTGTATTCTTGAGCTATATATCTAAATGGAGTATTGTCATGGAGCCATGCTACAGCTACAATAAAATCTTGTTCACTGTCGTTAGCAATATACATAAAATATCTGCTATTTTTTCCAGCTCCGCCTCCTAAAGGCATACCTTGTTTATGATAATAATCTATCAACATTCTGACAAATTTTATTAATTCTTTATTTTTAGCTTCTTCTATTCTAAACTGTAACTCCATATATTCACAACTCACAATATGACAAATATATATTTTTCGAATTGAATATGACAAGATCAAAATGTAAAACTAATATACATTATATTATGTATTAGAATTGAGTTTTATATTAACATTTTATGAATATAATAATTATGGGTAAGAAGGTAGGTAACAGAAATATCGCATCTATGAAGTATCATCTTTATCAAAAAGTATTGAATAGAAATACTTTTCCCGCTTTTAGCACAATGTTTAACGCTGGAGTTTCATCAGTTTTGCCAACTCCACTTGAGAACATTTCAGTTCCTAAAGGTATAAATACTAATTATGGAATTGCATATGCTACAATTATTTCAGCTTTACTTTCAGCTTTAAATAATTTAGCAATTTCTACATTTAATTCAAATGCAAATTCATTTAGTTTTCTACAATTAGGCCAAAGTGGAATTTTTGGACAAACTTCTGGTCTTGCATTTATTAATAGCTTTACAAAACTTTATGATAATTATGTAGAACTTTGCAGTGTACTTTATCAACCCGCGGTTTTCGATGAGACTTATTTTGATCTATCAGTTTTCCAGTCAGCAAACACAATTATCAATAGAAATCAAGCATGTGAAAAAATAGAACAATATTTTAATAGTTTAAGTTATTCAAATATTAGTATTGATCTTCCAACTTTGGGAATTGGAAATACTCAAATTCCAAATGTTGATAATTATTCATTATCAAATATCCAAAATACTGGAGTAGGCGATTTATTAAACACTCTAAATCTCAATTTTAATCAACTTCCAGATTTAGCAAAATTCATAGTTTCATTTATACCAAATTTGAATGATATAATTAATAGTGGATTTGCTTTAGATGTTGGATGGTTAGACAGATGTGTTTTAGCTCCAGAAATTGAAGAAAGTCCAGAGTATAAAGTCCAGTTACAAAACGGTATGATTTTACAAAATTTTGCTAACGTTTTCGGAATGATATTAGATTATTCGCCTTTAGATTTATCAATTCTAATTCCAGAATTTAATCCAAACAATATCACACAATTAGATTTAGTTTCCATTTTGTCTGCTGATAAAACTGTAATTTCAATATTTGGAAGTTTGTTTAAACAACATTTATATGACCCATCTCCTGGAGGAATAAACATAACTTACAGTTCTGAAATTGAAAATTATGCAGTTTCATATGAACAATTTTTACAAGTCCAAAGAATTGTAAACAAGAAATATTCTAATATATGGTATGCTAAAATGGTAGCTTCAGCAATTTTGGAAATTGCTAGATATCCTTATCAACAAAATTATAGTTATTCAACTGGAAAAAGAACACTTCCTTATAATGAATTTTTGAATTATTGGAAGAATAAGTGGTCATTTTATGGAATATCTGCTCAAGATTTACAATTTGCTCAAGAATATGGTGAGAAAATTCAAGGTCAAGCAAAAGTTGAAAATTCGATAAAATTAGCTCAAAAATCTGCAAAAGCTAAACAATATAAGCCAATTTTCTATTACAAAAACTTTAAAAATATAGCAAATAGATAATAAGATGATAAACATGATAATTAAAAAGAAGAAAGATTGGAATACTGAGCCATGTAATTTGAATAAAAAATTATGGTATAGTGAACCAGTTTATCCTAAAATAAAAATATGGTACGGTGAACCGTATGATTTAAATGAAGGATTTTATATACCTTGTAAAACTGATAAAAAAATTGACAAAAAGAAAATTTTGGAAATATTGACTTAAGATTTAGATAAATCTTCTTTTACTGTTTTCATAAATAGTCTTAGCAATTTTTGTTGATAAAAATTAAAATATTTCCAAGATTCATAATCTAATTTTGAATTTATATATGCTATTAATTCATATTCATTTAATTCCAAAATTTCTTTACCATATTTTTGAGCAAATTCATGAGCTAATTCAATTATTTGTTGTTCAATTTCTTTTACGCTCATCTTTATCCCTGATATGATATATGCTTTCGAAATATATAAATCTTTCGCTTTCTGTTTGTTAAAAATTAGAAATATTATTTAAAAGATGAGAAAAATTAGAGATAAAAAAATAAAGAAAGAATAAATTTACATTTTTCCACTTTTCTTTAGGTCATTTAATAAATACTTTTTCAATTCACAAGTTGAACAATACTCTTTGTATAAGCGTTTTATTTCTGTTTTATCATTCTCAATATCAATTTGCGGTCTAATAATACATCCTCCGCCTTTGCAAATTCTTAAATATTCGTTTTTCATGTATTCTTCATAATCTTTTTTCTTTAGAAAAATTACTTGAAATTCTTCAGAAATATCATCATCACTTTCATGACTTAACTTGTAATGATGATCTAATTCTTCATAACTTGTAGCTACATAACTACATAATTTACAAAAAAGTAATTTATTTGAGAACTTAGTTTGAACTTTTTTATTTGTCATTTTTATCTCCATTATACATTTCGAAATCTAAATATATAAATCTTTCGCTCATGCTTTACGCGTTCATCAATAAATGCATATTCATAATATTTTGTATATAGCAAATTTGCTTTGAGTTTATTTATTCTTGTTTTGTGAAATATATAATTATGCAAGTTAAAGATGAGTTTTCGAATATTTTCGGCCCCGTAAGAATCGCGATAGATAAAATTAGAGAACTAGAACTTCAAGGTCAAATTTATGGTCTTAGTAAATATTTACCTCATTCAATTATTGTTTTGAAAAATGCAGAATTACCTATGGTTGTAGATTTATATATCCCCGGATTTACTTTTTATTTCCAGTTTTTAATTGCAAAAGATCCCGAAACTAATAGAATTGGTATTTCAGATTTTCGAGTAGTTTACCCACAACCTTATGCGAAACAAGTCGATTCTGTTTACCAGAAATTCAAAAATGATGAAAATACAAATTTAGATAATTTAGAAGAAGAATTAGGTGAGCGTGAATGAGTTTAAAAGAAAAATATAAAATTTTAAATTATTCACGCGATCCAGTGCAAATTTATAAATTAAGTACGTGAGGGAATAAAAGATGAGTGAATATACACTTGTTTTAACTATAATTTCAACATTTGTAACTACATTATTTGCAATTGTTCAACTTTATTTAAAAATTAAGAATGCATTAAGAGACGCAGTTAAAGAAATAGTTAATTCAGAACTACAAAATTTAAAAATAGAAATTGAAGAGTTGAAAATAAATCAGAATGAATTAAAACAACAAATTGAAGAAATAAAAATGAGACTAGATAAAACTTGATATTTGTCATATTTTAAATTTCTAACTAGGTGGAAAGATGGTAAAAAAGATAGATTTAATAAAATTTGAGGTTTTGCTTGAATTACAACTTGGTCTAATTAATGAAATTAATAAAAATGAAGATCTTAAAGAAGATGAAATATTAGAAGCTTTAGAAATAATTAAAAATATATCTGAAGAAATAAGCAAAGATATAGCAGTTTTATTAAACAAAAATTCAGAAAATAAGAAGTAAAAAAAATACAAACTAAAAAAAGAATTATAACTTATTCGTCATTCTTTTTATATGAAATTTGATATAGTTGTCAAGTTTTAAATTTTCATCTTTCAAAATATTTGTACTATTTGCTTCTTTGCACAAAATTGCTAAATCTCTTAATAAAATTGCTTTTCTTCTAAATTGTAAATGATAATATGCTAAATGTATTGATAAATTTTTAGTTTTCATATTGCAATATGGACATCTTTCATTATGAAAATGTATTTGTGCGTGTTTTTTGAATTCTTTTTTTCCAGATATTGAAATTTTGCAAATATAGCAATAATAATATTTTGGCATTTTTTAATACACCTTCACTTCTAAACCATAATCTTGACACATATTTATTATATTTTTAATTTGTATACCTTTCTTTTTCTTTACATGAAACTTTGTGAAATTTTTACATTCAATTATTACTTCCTCCATAGTCTCACTATAATTATATATCATACAAAGCATATAAATTTTTCGATTAATTAACTCTTGAAGTCATTCTAAAAATCTAACATATAAATTATTAATGTCATATCTCTTAGCTAATTCTTTTAGATTTCTACTTCTTTCTTCTCTATCTTGAAGTTCACTAGCTATCAATATTGCATTTACCATGTCATGAATATCAAATTTATGAATTTTCCATTTTTGACCATGAGTTTTGTCATAATATTCTTCAACTTCTGAAGATTTAATTAGTAAATTCCATTGCCATGAAGTAAATTCATCAAATGGCGGCATTAATTGATGAATGACCGGCGTTCCCATAGCCATACTTTCTAGAACTGGAAGTCCAAAGCCCTCAGTTCCTGAAGGAACTATCATATAATCCATAACTTTGTAAAATGCGAAAATGTAATCCCTAGGATTTAGCCCAAATTCGCTAACAAAATGAACATTTGCTGGAACTTCAAAATTCTTAAAGTCCTTATGAGAAATTACAAAGAAGTGAACTTTTTTGGCTAATTCTGGAATTTTAGTATTTATTTCTTGGAAAACTCTTATCATAAGATCCATATTCTTTCTTTTAGTTAAACCACTTACAATTCCAAATTTTATGGAATTTGGAAAATCTTTATCTAATTTTTGCTTTAATTGAATAGCTAATTGTTCAGCTTTTTCTACAATTTCAAAATTAATGCCATGGAAAACTGGAAGATCAGTTTGTAAACCGACCTCTTGCAAATTTTGAGCTGTAAACTTTGAATTTGGTATAAATATTATATTTTCTAATAGATATTGATTTACAATATTTGTATTAGGTATACCATCACAAGTTGTATAAAAGTATTTCTTACCTTTAAATTCTCTAAATGTATACAAATATGGATTTAATGAAGGAGGGTGAAATGGCATAAAAATTATTAATTTATCACTTTGTGGAATTAAATATGGATTTGTTGAAATTGTAACAATTTCACCATGATTTCTTAAAATATAAGCTATATCTTCTGAAACATTTCTTATAGATGAGTAATTCATAGTCAGGATTGTCGTTTTCATATTAAGCTTTTAAATGTCATGACATTAAAAAATATCATGGACATCTTTTTATTTGAGTGTCCAGTTTGTAAAAGAATAACAAAAACTAGAAAAGCTATGATTACACATTTGAAAAAACATCATCCAGGTGTAAGAATTAGTGATTGTAAAAGAATTAGTAAAAAAACTTATGAATATGTTGAAACAAAAGTAGAAGATAATGATTAAAAGTTAAAAGTAAATTTTTTTAAATTTTAAATTTGAACTAACGTTCTGAAAAAGAAAAAATAAAAAAATAAAATAGCTTAAAAGATATTCTATAATTTTTTAGCTTACATATCCAGTTGGACTTCCAGTAATAATGTTGGTGACTGCGTCTAATACTGTAGGATTTGCATTAAACGCTGAAATATAATATGCCTTCAATCCGTTAATCATATTAACTAGTGCCGGGCCACCGCCGAGTCTATTTAAAGCTCTAGCTACCTTAAGACCGAAACCTTGATAAATCGCTCTATTGGGACCAGTTATTCCATATTCCGACAAAACTGAACTAACTTGTTCATTCACAGAAGTGAATTTTGGAACGTTAGTTTGGAAATTTTGTTGTGCAACTGGAGATACATTACTTAAAATTGTTGAAGCTACGGTAGGATTTGAAAATGATGCAAATTTTGCACTCCACTTAGCATATCTTTGACTATATGATCTTGGTGTTCTTCCTTTTGCCATTTTTGGTCAATTAATATTTAAAATTGCTACAATATAAATTTTCACGTCTTATATACTATATAATGTATATAAATTGATGAAATTGAGTCATTACTTAAAGAAAAAGTTATATACATTATATTATGTATATGAGTTGACAAGATTTTAAACTAAAACACTACAATAATTAAGAGAATTATTAATCATCTAATATACTATCTTCTATTTTTAAAAAAACTATTAAATTGTCAGATCATGAAATTTAAAATATGAATGATCTTGTCAAATATGAATGTAGAAAATATGTAGTTCAAATTTTTAAATGGTTAAAAAATCGTTACTCTGATAATGTTTATGATTATTTAGTTTTAGAAGATGAAAACTTAGTAACTATAAAAATTATAATGAATGTAACAATAAAATTTTATGAAAAAAGAGGTCTAGGAATTGTAAATTATATAATTAAAACTTTCAGACGACCAGAATTAATAAAAGTAAATTGGAGATATAATAGAAATATGTTTAATATTACTGTAATTTGTGGTAAAGTCGATAAAACTGAACAAGGTGAAATTCTTTAATTCAGAATTAAAGATAAAGTAAAGTTTTTTAAATGTCTAATAACAAATATTCATATATGAGAATTGAAGAAAAAAATGGAGAAAAGTTTTTAGTAATTGAAAGTAAAGAAGATTTAGAAGAATTCAGAAAAATGTTAATTGAGGCTTATTATGAACTTCATCAAGAACATAAGCCTAAGTCTTCAAAATGACTTGAAATAGAAACTTATAAATTTGTCAGAAAACGAAAAATAAAAACGAAAAAAAATGGAAAGAGAATTTCGTGAAATAATAGTTTTCTTAATTTTTTTAGCTTTAATGTCTTTAGCTTTAATAGTCATGTCATTAGGAATTCTTGTAAAAAATATGCCAATAGTTATAATATCAACATTTTTTGCATCTGGAATTTTTGCAATTATATATGTAGTAATTTATGATATCTTTGCAGATATTTATGATGAAATTGATGAACTTAAACAAGAAATTGAAAGATTAAAAAGAAAGAAATAATCAGAAATATATTTGTCAGAAAATGAAAAATAAAAAAAGATATATTAATTTATTTTTAACTATCATATGTTGTAGTATTTGGTCTCAAGAATTCCATTAGCGCTTGCCTAATTACTTCAGATCTGTTTAATTTATGATTCATAGCATATTTATCAAGTTTTTGCAAAAGATCTTCTTCAACTTTAAACGTTATTACTCTCATTTAACTCCCCTTTTCTGTAAATATTCTTCTAAAGCTTCTTCAATTGCCTCTGTTAAAGTTTTATTATTATTTGCACAATATACTTTCAGTTTTCTCTTTAATTCTTTATCTATATTTATACCGAAAACTGTTCTTTCCTTTTTAACTTTCTCCATTGTTTATCCTCATTTTATAAACATACATTATGACATATTTATATATTTCGATTTTTTGCATAAACTTTATTACTAAGTAATTTGCATATAATAAAATTGAAATGTCAACAATACAATATGCAGTAGAAGGATTTCTAGTACTGATGGGTGTGCTAATAGGCTCATATGTAGTTGGAGAAATTGTACATCTCTACAATCAAAAGCAAGCAAATGAATCGTTCCAAATAGCAGTAGATCAAATGACAAAAAGTACAATTAGTGCAATAGAAAGTATTAAAGATACCACTACTCTTGGCGTTAATGCATTATTGAATATGGATACTCTTTCAGATGTAAATGCATTAGCACAGAAAAAGCAAAGTTCTCAGCAACAGTCACAAAGTAAATAATCTATTTTTTAGATTTAGTCATATAAG